TTTTCCTTGCATATCGACTATTCTTGCCATTGCAGCCTGAGACTGAGCAACCTTGATAAGATTACTCACATAATCTTTAATCACTCCAATATTATCACGCATTAAGTTTCCTTCCTTGCTGAGTGAAGCGTGATAGGCTGGTATGATGGATTGAATCTTATCTATTGCGCTCTTTCTGTCCGCATAGCTTCGTGTGTTGTCGTGGATGATAGCGTTGAGCGTGTTTATCTTCGTTATTTCCTCGTTTGTGGACTTCTGCACGGACTGCTGAATGTCTGCTGCGGTCTTAGCAACGGATGTGCCATAAGACTGGATAGCATCTGCTCCTTGCTTGGCGGAGTCGTTTGCCTTCTCTTGCTCCTTTGTGGAGTTAGACGATGCGATGGCGAATGTAGCGAGCGCTGCCGCACCTAAAATGATTAGGCCTGTGAAGTTTCCCATGATAGCCTCACCGACTGCCTTTGCCACGTTCCACGCTCTCTGCACGACCGTACTGCCTGCGACGGCTGCGGAGTTCACACCAACGGCCACCGTGTCTGCGGTGGTAGCGGCTGCATCTCCAGCCATCCACGCACGCTTAGCCATCATCCAAACCTGCTGGCCTTTGATGACCAGTGCGCTGTCTCTATTGAGAGCGTTAGCGATAGCCTGCACACCATTGAGCATGCCCATAGCGGCCTGTACCTTGAGGATAGCCTTCTGTACGTCCTTGTTCTCGTTACCATACAAGGCCATTGCGGAGGTGAGGATAGAGGCTGCACCTGTGGCGACCTGAAAGCCTCCAGCCATGGCGTCGAGGCTGAACGTATCACTGGAGAAACGCTTCATGGCGTCACCGGCATCACCGATGGCATCCTTGATTTCACCGGCACGGCTGGCGATTGTAGTAAAAAGGTCCGTGTTCTGAAGTCCATTGAGGTTCATCGTGGCGAGGAGTCCCTTGAGCTCTCGCATCTGTGACTTCAACGGCTTAGATGAGTTGCTTATGTCATCGAATTTCTGCTGAATGCTGGAGAGTTTGGAGCCTGAGCTTGAGAGGTCCTCAATCTCGCTTTTCACCTCGGATATGGTCTTGCCCATCTCATTCTTTCCGATGAACTTCGTGGTAAATGTTCTTTCAGCCATTGTTCTTGCTCTTTAAATATTCCTTTGCTTCCAGCCGTAGCCGTTCTATATCCTTTTTGCTTATCTCGGTGTCCTCCGTATCGACTTTGTGGTCCCAATATAGATGGATGGTGTTCTCAAGGCTTACTCTTGTCTTTGCGTGCATATTGATGTATGCGTTAGCCATGAACCTGCACTGCTCCCAGTCGTCCTTGTGGCCGTAATACTCATATTCTAAGAGCGCCTCTACCTCGTACCATTCCATCTTATCGAGCACATAGTCGGGCGGCAGGTGGAGCCGTAGGACGAGAATAGCGTATAGCTCAGATACGCTTATGCTTTTTTTTTGTCCTTTTTGGGCTTTTCGTTCTCGTCCTTGAATATCTGATTCTTTGAGTCCTGCTCAGACACCACATCGGAGATTCGCTTGTAGAGCGTAGGGTCTGAGTCGAGAGCGTCGATGAAGTCGTCCCAGTTCAACACGTTGTCTGGGTTGTTGGCGAGAATCATCGAGTAGAAGAACAGATAATTGTCGAGTAGGGTTGTTATCTCAAACTTCCGCTTCGTAATCTGCTCCCAAATGAAAAGCGCACGTATAGTGTACTTGATGCTGTAATCTTTTCCGTTAATTCTAATTGATTTCATATCGATATAAATTAGTATATAATAAGCGCCACACAACCGATTTTGCCGGCTGCATGGCGCTCTGCGATATGAATGATTTGCAAGTGAATTATGCTGTTACCAATGCAAGTGCTCCAACTCCTGTGAACTGAGCCGTGAAGGTCGCATTCTCTGCGTTAGGAGCGTTGAGCTCAAGGCTGGTAAGCAAGGCCTTGCCTGAATACTTGCCTGTTGCCTTAGGCGTCCAACCTGCCTCAGGCACATCCGTGGCCGTCTCTGTCTTAAGAGAGAACACGAGGTCTATCGGAATCTTCGCTATCATCAGAGCGAACAAATCCTTGTAGCTCTCGCCGTTACCGTCCTCTGAGTAGAGGTTCTCGGTCTGCGATGTCCACGAGAGCTTGTTGATGTCACTTGAGGCCCATCCGCCTCCACCTTCATCCTTGTTGGATGTGTCTGTTGTGTCTGCGCTCACTGAGAGCGTATGACTTGTCGCATAAGCGACTGACTTTCCTGCTACAAAGAGCATCAAGTCTGAACCTTTAATTTTCGTCATCTATGTAGATATTAAATGTTAAATCCTGTACAAATGAATAGTCCACATATTGTTCTGAGGCATCTGAGAGCTCGACTTGCTCGATGTTGAATCCGTTGTGCGCTCCTCTGATAGAGGTCAGCACTGATTTGACACGCTTGGCGATTTCCATCGAAGGCTGATACTTGTCGGATGCGATGACAATCTCGATGACTGCCCAACCTTCGTAGAGTCCGTCTTTGGTCAGCTGAGTAGTGAGCGAGTTACGCTGGTAGATGACGAAAGGAAACTTCGTGTCCACTTCTGCGATTATCGGGAATATCCTATTGTCGATATATCCCTGCATCGTCGTGTCATTCATCAGAATAGATGTGATTACCTTCCCTATGTCGAGTGTGTCCATTATTCCATCTCCTTATCTATCATTTCACCGAATACCTTATCTATCAGATTTCCTGCTTTCTCATTGGATTGAGACTGCGCATGTGAGAAGAAGTTGTAAGCTCGAACAGAGCCACGGCTTGCACGTTTTCGGAGCTTTCGCCCTGCATAGGTGCCCACGTATCGGATTCCTGTCTTATAGGTTCCTTTCTCGAGGATTCTCAGCAACGGATGATTGAGAATAGAAACACTCACGCCGTCAGCAGATTCCTTGGAATTTACGGTCACACCATCGAGCATGTCACGGCTGCGTCCCTTGTAGGTGGTGATGGTGTTCGGGAACGTGGCCTTGATATTGGTCCTCGTCTCCCTCGCAAGCACACCGGCTCCTGCTCTGAGCGCAACCTTCATGATTTTGCCCTGCACCGCTTTCTCGAGGTCGTTGAATGACCGGAAAAGTTCCTCGTTGTCGAACTTGACTTCTAAGTTACTCATTTATCAATTCTGCGTTAATCGTGAGCTCTCCGTATTCCGGGTTGCGCTGAATGCCCGTGATTCTGTATTTTCTGTCTTCCCAGTAGATGCGCATGTATTCTGATATGCTCGAGTTGTAGCGCAAGGAGAAAGTAAGAGAATACTGATACACGATTTCCCCATTCTCGGTGTTGAGATTCTGTCCGTTGCTCTTAACTGCGCAGCGTACCTTATCCACGACGCACTCCCATGAGGTGCTCCTGTCTCCATAATCGCCAATGGTCTGCACTGGTTTGTACACGGATATGATTTTATTCAGCAGTCCGGCTCTCATTATGTGAACTTGATGTACGGCGTAATGAGGTCCATGTAGTTGTAAGGCACCGCCTGTGGCGCTCCGAAAGCCACTGACTCTCGGTTCTCATGCAAGGTTGCAGCATAGATGACAATCGCCTGCTTGAGGTCTGATGGTATCTCTCCTTTATCGTTGCGATAGTCGGAGATGTCGCATTGCAAGACCTTCTGCACGTGGTCCTCTGCTGCTGAGAGTATCTTCTCGAGATAGTCATCCTCTACTCCGTCAGGAATATAGGAATGCTCCTTTAAGTATGCTATATCTACATAGTTGGCCATTTTACCGTATTTTTTTAAAAGAATAAGGGCGTCCGCCCAGTGAGCGAGCGCCCCAAAACCAAATGCAATATGAAGTTAAACAGTGTAAGTGATGTAGCCGAATGCCTCGTTGTGCGCTGCCAGCATATCCCACTCAGAGTTGATGACAATCTCAGTGACATTGCGCTCTGCAACTGCTGCGCTCTGTCCGTCCACGGTCATCGTCATAGCGTTGAACTGCCCCAGCATCTCATAACCGAAGTTTCCATAGAGGATGTATCCAGCAGGGCAATAGTTGGTTGCGATGACTGGAACTCCGTCGATGGTGTTGGTCGTGATATCGAGGATGAAACGGCCTGAGCCTGAATCAATGGAGGTGTCAGCAAGCTGTGCGTATGTTGCCCAGTTGATGATATATGCAGGCGACATTACCGGTACGTTTGCAGTGCCGTTTACGGCTGTGCGGAGGTCGATGAGGTTCTTGCGCTTTACCGTTGAGAGCGCTCCAGTTGCTGCTATCTTGTTAGCAGAAGGAACGTTTACGAATGGGCCTGTTGGAGAGTTCGTGTTGCTTCCTGCGGTAATATTGAACATTGTAGTGTTCAAGCGGTTTGCAACCAACTCGCTCATGCGTGTGATGATTATCTCACGGATAGAGCCTGCGCTCTGCCATATAGCGAGATTGGAGATGTCTACACGTACCGGAAGGCGGTGAGGTGTAGGAGTAATCTTGCCTAATGTCACGCTTGTAGCATCTACGGTGTCATTTTCTCCTGCCCAGTCTGCGGTGCCACCGCCAATAGTCGGATAATTCCACTGACCTTGGATTCCGTTCTGAATATGCAGTCCTAACTTACCGATGACGGTCTCAGGCTCAAGAGCCTTGATAATCTCACGGATAGAGATAGGGATGACCGGCTCTGCGGATGCAGTGGTCTGAATGGTTCCGTCAGCACGGAGGTTGAGGCTCTCGAGGCTATCAGGAATTTCCATGCGATGATTGCTGCCTTGCGAACGCAGAAAAGCATATTCCTCAGGAATACCCTTGCCTGCACTCATAGAGCGAAGAATCTCTGCAAGAGAGCGATTAGAGGATACGGCGGTAGAGAGCTGCTCGTTAGCTCTGAACTGCTTGTTACGGAGGTCGAGCTCATACTGCGTGCATTGCAGCGTTAAGTTGTCATCCTCGGCACGGAGTGCGGTCATGTGCTGCTTCTCCTCGTCTGTCATGGCGCGGTTCTCTTTGGCCAATGTGCCCTGGAGTTCATCAACTTCTGAGCGGATTCCAGCGCGCCTCTGGATAGCCTTCTTGTAATCTTCTCTTTTCATAATCTTAAATTAAAACTTGAATATTTTGTCTAATTCGTCATAGTCCCTAATCATCGCCTCAGAGCGCTTGTTTGACGGCTCTGTCTGATACTCGGGGATTGCTCTTTTGATAGCATGCTCTAACTTGTCCTTCTCCGCGCTTCTCGCATCTACTAATGTCTGCTGATAAGCAGGGTTGAGGACGATAGACACATCGCATAGGTGGTCTATCTTGTTCACGGTCCTTATGATTGTGTCGTTGCCCTGGTCGTCTGTCTCCTTTGAATAGCTTACGTTCACCTCGTCATCGTCGTTGTAGTAAGCAAAAGAGCACCCTGAGAAGTCACCTCTTTTCACGCCCTCGTAGGCGGTCTGCCCATCGGGTGTGTTAGGGCACTCGAAACGGAACTTAAGGCCCGAATCATCTTTCTCAAGCGTCAAAGACCCTTTTCCTTGCTTACTCCGTGCAAGCATTTGGTCATTATTGTGGTTGATGTTGCAGATGACGTCTGATGACCTGAGCAGGTCGTCACTGACTGCGTCGGGGCTGATGACCTCAATGACGGTCTTACATATGCTCCAGTCGAGAAGCAGGCAGCTCCTCTGATTGAACACAATAGCGTAACCCTCGATGATTCTGTTAGCGTCATCGACGGACCGAAGATTCGATACCTTCAGGTCGAAGGACCTCTGTATGATGTTATTGTTCTTCATTGTCTTTCTCCTCGTCTTCTATATTATCCTGCTTTTCCTCCATTTCTGCCCCCTCTGTTTCGTCGTGTTCTTCATCCGTCATGTTGTCATTATCCTTTTCTTCGGGCTCCTGAGAAGGTGAGGACGTTTCTGTCGTTTCTCCTGTTATCTTCGCGCTCATAATCGGAGCCACGTTGCAGGAAATGAACGTACAGTCACCACCTTCCACCGGCTCTCTGCCCTCGCGAGCACGTATCTCGTTAGGGGTAAGAGCACCGGCCTGTTCCATCTTCTGATAGTAGTCTGCCTTGCTGATGATGTCAGCCTCGTAATATTTGTCAAGATTGAATGTGATGCGGTACTTCCTCAAATTCATCATGTCAAAGAGCTTTGAATTGAACTCGGTCTCTATCCGTCTGATGAGCGGTTGCAGTGTGTCTGTCATGAAGACCGTCTGACTGTTCTCAGATGCCTTGTAGTTGGTAGATGTTGATTGGAACACCTTGTCAGGATGAACACCGAAGAAACGGCATATTTCAAGGCAGGAGAACTTCTTGCTGTCGAGGAGTTGAAGGTCTGCCGGAGATAGAGATAACTGATTGAAACGCATGATGCCCGGCAAGGAGAATATGCGCTTACCGCTTCTGAGTTGTGTCTCCACTCTGTCAGACACGTCTGCGAGTTGCTTATCCTGAGCCTGCCCGAATCCCTGCACGGTTGATTGGTCTCCGCTAACGAAACCTCTAAGCGTCGATCCGTTCTTGAACATGTCTTCTTGCTGAGTGTCCGTTGCGTAGGATATTCCTAAGGTGTTGGCTGCGAACTGGAGCGTGCTCACTCCTTGGTAACCTCCGTCTGTGCAGAAGTTACGGATATGGATAATGTCGGATTCACCTATCTCAGCGAATATATTGTTTTTTTGGTCAGATACGGAATATACATCACGATAGATGTCATGCACAACGGCCAATGGGTCGAGCAAGATGAGCTCGTAAATCTCACCGTTGCGATAGGTAGGCAAAACGTAAGCATTACCATACAAATCAATCTGTATGGTAAGATTGAACAGAAGGTCGAAAGCGGTCATCTTACTGTTCGCCTTGAAAGAAAGAACGTAGTTGAGAATGTCGTTGTCTGCGATAACGAAGTTCTGATGTGATACTCCGTTCACTACGAAGTTCTTGCGCTTGCGTAGGTTCATTCCCATGGATGCGACTGCCGAAGCCTTGATGTTAAGACACCGATATAATGTGGCTATCTTTAGAGCCTTTGAGTCGTTGTAAGGGTCATCGGTCGAGTAGGAGCCTCCGCTTCCTAAGGTCACGATGGTGGAATCCGCGCGCTTCTGCACCCATTGATTCCATTTTGCTTTTAAGTTAGAAAATATAGCCATAAAAACGTTTTTATTCTTAAAAGCACGCGTTTATGGCTCTTTTTGCCCCCTCTTTAGGTTCTGACCTGCTTAAGGCTCATTCCTACGGCCATCGTAGCCGTTATGCAACCGTCTATCTTGTGATTAGCCTCTCGTTTCATCGGCCTGTAATTCTGCATTCTGTCCACATCGAGCACCGCATTGTCAAAGCAATAGGCCTCGATAGGGTTCGGAGAGAACGTGAGGACACCCTGGTCGAGCATTCTCGG